CGGTGGGGGTGAACCCCTCATCAGACCTAACCCGCCACCCGCTCGTCGGTTGACCAAAATCGTCGGTGTTTTTGTAGAGGCTGTTGACGTCGTAGAACGCTGACGGGGTTGTGTACCCCGCCTCGTCCCATGTGCCCGCGACCTCGCCGACCTGTGACGGGTCTACCGCCTTCCACGTGCTCGGATCGTAATAGCTTTTAGCCATCGTCTACTCCCACCCGTACACGGGCGTCCACACAAAGCCAATCGTCTGCGACGCGGTGGCCGTACCCGCAAGGAACTTGCCCACTAGCTGAATGAACTCACCCGGGTTGACGAACACGGGCGCGTCACCAAAGTCGATGCTGATGGGCCCCGACTGCGGGGCCGCGCCGATAGTCGCGCCGACGGCCCACGTTGCGAACCCGAGCGCGATCCGGCGCGCTGCCTTTGCTGCGGCCGCTTCCGCCGTCGCGAGCGACACGGCGGTGTGCCCGAACGCGAGCGAGAACTGGATCGTGGTGGCGGTGCCGGCAACAACCGCCCCCAAGTTGACGAGGTCGATGCCGACGCCGCGCACCACCAGACGGCGGCCCTGCACGTTGACCGTCCCGGCCGGGACTTGGTAGCTGCCCCAGATGCCGTCGGTCGCCGCCGCGACCGCAGCCGTCACGGTGCCCTGACCACCCAGCCCGCCGGGGAGGTTGGCCGTCAGCGCGGTGTTGCTCGGCGCGGCGGCGGTCGGGTTGGTGCTGTTGGGGTACGTCGCGAGCGAGCCCATCGTGCCGCCCGACAAGCCTTGGTAGCTTCCGTACACACGCTGCCCCAGCACGGAAGCTGTCAGCGCGATGTTGGGGCCGCCAAGGGAGATGGTGTAGTCGTTGAGGGTGAACGACAGCGCAGCGCCCGCCGCGCCGCCCGTGATGGCGTGCCGGAACCCGAACGGCAGCGCGGCCGACATGCACGGCTGGCCCGAGCCGATAGGGGTATCAATCGTGGCGTACAGGACGCCGTCGATCCAGAACTCCACCTCGCGCTCGTACAGCGTGATGAGGAACTGGTACTTCTGGCTGTTGGTGTACGTGAACGCAAAGACGCTGGAGGTTGTCTCCGAGCCGTTGCTGTTGATGACGCCGAACAGCCCGGCCGACGTGAGCCGGAAGTACGCCCCGTCGGTCGGTGCGTAAGGGTTCGCCGTGGCGAAGCGCCCGAGCCCGAAGTCGATGATGCTGTTGGCGGTCGGCTGCGCAGTGAAGCCCCCTTCAATCTCGCAGTACAGGTGGCTGGCACCAAGGATCGGGAACTCGGCGTAGGTGTTGAACTGCGTCCCGGTCGTGATCGTGGTGATATTGCCGCTGTTCGTTGTCAGGCCCGCCGCGTTCCACGCGTTGGTCATCGTGGTGTTGCGGTACGCGTGCTTGCCGGTGTTCTGCGCCGTGTAGTTGAACGTCTCGGAATCGAAGATCGCCTCGTGCGCAACGCGCAGCCGGTAGTCGTCGTCAGTCTCCGGCGACAGGAGGTACGGCGTGCCCGTCTTCGAGCCGGTGTCGTTCTCGCTGAAGAACCGGATCGAACCGACGTTATCGGGGTTCGCCTCCGCGTCCGTCTCGGGGACGACCATGAGCTGGCGCGACGCGTTGACATCCGCGCCCGTGCCGCTCACTGCCCCTACAACCTTGGTGTCGAGTGCCATCAGTTAAACCATCCGTATCGAACGGTCCACGCGCCCTGCATCTCATCAAGGCACCGGCCGTATATGGTCAGACCGACGCCTGCGGTCACGAGGACGCTCAGCGCGATGAGCGCCGCTGCGTATTTGTGGTCGTCGGCCGAGTGATCGACCGACGTGTCGTCGGCGCGCCAGTACGCCCACGCCTTGGAGCCTGCGCCTACAGTCGCCGCAGCGACCGCAATGGACGCCTCCGAGCTGCCCGGGAACGCGCCGAAGTCCAGCGTGGCGCTGCCGCTGTTGATCGTGGTCCCGCCGCCACCGCCGCCGGAGATGGGGTAGCCCGCGAGCAGGTTCCAGTTCGCGCCGTCGCTGATCACCGTCAGCGAGTCGTACTGCGCCAGCAGGCTCTGCGTCAGCGCGCCGTCGATAGTCTCCGCGCCGGCACCGTCAATAGTGACAGCGTTCGCGCTGGCGTCGATCTTCTTGATCGTATGCCGACGGCCGTCCGCGCCGACCGCCGACTCCAGCGTGAGCGTGATCGCGCCAGCGGTGGCGTCTGCGAGGATCAGGTCGTCGAGCGGGTTGATGTTGCCGGTGGCCGTGACATCGCGTGGGGCCGTGCGCGGGCGCGGCTCTCGGCGTTGCCCGGTGATATCACTGAACGAGTACGAGTTGCGGTCGACCCATTGGCCGCTGAAGAATTCCATCAGTCGATCCTCGAATGAAGCATCCACAGCTCCATGGGCTGGTCCCCGGTGTAGGAGAGCTTGACCTTGCGCGAGTAGAAGCCCCCCAGCCGCGTGATGCGCTTCACCTGCTGCGCCAGATCGATCTGGCCGAGCGAGGTCCACGTGTTGTAGTCGTCGTCGGACACGCTGACATCGAGCGCGACGGAGGACGCGGGCGTGTTGCCCTCGACCGCGAGCCACTTGTGCTGGCGGCGCTGCCCGGCCGTCGCGCCCGGCAGCGCGAACTGGACGCTGGCCTCGTACGCGGTCCCGGCGTCGGTGTAGATGGGGGTTGCGTTGTCGGTGCCGCCCCAGCCTATCTTGTAGACCTCGTTCGCGCCGCCAAAGGATGGCAGGCACGGCTGTAGTACGGGATTGAAGGGCGTGAACACGACGCTGGAGCCCTCGTACCACTCCTTGGTGTCGGGGAAGAACCACAGCCAGCGGGAGCCGCCGCTGGCGATGGCGAGCACCACGCATATGGCGGTGCGGCCCATCACCGCGTTGACGGTGACGTGCAGGGGCAGGTAGGTGTCGCTCGCCAGTATCTTGTCGATGGTGTCGTTCGACACCCGGTCCACGTTGCCGTTCTGGTACGCGTACAGCGACACGGACTTGTACGCCCCGGCCTTGTTGCCGAGGAAGAACAAGGTGCTGCCCGCCACGACGTAGTACGTATATTTCATGCGCTGCGTGGTCAGCCCGCTCGTGCCACGCATCCACGCCAACCCGTACTTTTGCGCGAGCTGCGGGCTTGTAGCCAGCGGCGAGCCGGTGGCGTTGCCGGCGTTGTACATGACCTCGAAGCTGTCCATCCCAAACACGAGGATTTGCTTGCCGTACCGCGCGAGCCCGACCGGGGTGTCCTGCTCGATCTGCTTGGTCAGGTAGTCCGTGCCCGTGTTCCATGTACCCAACGTATTCAACACGCCGTTGTAGACGCGGTTGGTCGTCGTCAGGATGAACGGGTATCCGTCTAGGAACTCCATCTTGCCTACGTGTGCCAGCGCGGCGAAGTTGGCCGACACGACGTTGATTTCGGTCCACACGCCTGCGGCGGTGTCGCCGTAGAACACGCGCTGCCCGGACGCGGCCGACGTGCTCCGCGACTGTATGACGTTTTGCAGCGCGCCCGTGATGCTGGTCTGGTCCGCAAACGCGGTGGTTTGGAGCGACGGACCCGCTATCAGGGACTGCCACACGCCGCCGTTAGCAGCCACGGAGACGCCGCCGCCGGTAGAGTCGCACGTGAACAGGTCCGCACCCGTCGAGTCGGTCAGGTGGTACGTGAGCCCGGAGGAGTTGCCGTCACCAAAGGCGCTGGAGTGCAGGTAGCCGCCGGGGCGCTTCACCAGCTTGAGCTTGGCCGAGCCCGTCACCCCGTTCTGTATCAGGGTGCTCACCACGTTCAGCTTGCGCTGGTCAGTGCCGTCGGTCAGCTCGGTGTACGCCGGCAGATCGCGCTGGTCATTGCTGACCGCGAACGGGAACGAGACGTTGGGAGTGAAGTCGGCCTTTGCGCTCACGCTATCACCACGGCGGCATTGGGAACTGCGACTGCTGCGGGAGCGCGCCGCTGTTCGGCACGCTGAGCTTGGGCACGGTCAGGTTGTTCTTCTTTATCATCGCGAGGCCGCGCTCTGCGGACTTCACAAGCCTCTCGCTCGGCTCGGTGAGGCCCATCGCCAAGTCGATAGCGAGGTTGTCGATGATCGCTTTCTCGTACCCGGGCGGCAGGCTCACGGTGGTGCTGATCAGCGGAAAGTTTTGCAGGCGCTGGTACGACGTGATGTACAGCGTGAGGCTCCCGAGCGGCAGCATCCACAGGTGGATGGTGCCGAGCGGGAAGCTGTTGTCGTACCACAGCTTGCTCGGGTATCCGTTCCCGAGCTGCTTTAAAACGATGGACTCCCACTCTAAGTTTTCGATGACGTCGATGTCGCGCGACAGGTTCGCGCCGTCGATAGTGTAGGCCGAGATGATCTTGGTCGGCCACGGCACGTCAATGTCGCCGCCGGGGCCTATGGTGTAGACGCCGTCTCCGGCGGTCAGGGGGTGCGTGTCGGTCTGGGTCGCGTAGCAGATCAGGCCGTCGTTGAACCACGTCTCCAGCATCTGGTTCAGGCGCTGGAGGTACTCGGTCTGCTCGTTCGCGTTCAAGGTGCCGCCGACCGGCTTCTCGCCGATCTTGATCAGCGCAGAGACGATCATGGTGCTGGGGGTTGCCATGTCGGCGGCTCCTTGGGGTTACGCGGGGAGGGGGTCGCTCGGGCAGAGCTTGACCTCGGGCTCGCCGCTCAGCGCGACCAGTCCGATGTCGCCCTCGCGACACATCAGGTACTTCTTGTTGCCGACTTGGATCGGCTCGCCCCCGGAGTTGTAGCGCCCGAACACGACCCAGTCACCGACCTTGATCTGCATGGGGACGGTGTGCCCGGCCTGCGTGTTGCCGTTCGCGTCCATGTAGAACGCGTACGTGCGGCCCGGGCCGTGCGCCACGACACGACCGCAGGGAAACTTGCGGCCGTCGTCCACGAGCGCGATGCCGCCCTCGGACATGTCCTTGACGAGCTGCTCGATGATGACGATGTCCTGAACGGCCCGGAACGGGAACGCCGGGGCGCTTTCGGGTTTGGCCTCGGTGCCGAGCGCGGCGATCTCGGCGGGCAGCCCGTCAGCAGCGGTGACGCGGATTGGAATAGCGCCGGCCATCATCAGGAACCCTCCCCATCGTTGCCAGAATCGTCGCCAGCAGGCGATCCGGGCTCGGTTGAAGGGGTAGCCTCATCCGGGGCCGGAAGCGCGCCACAGGCCGGATCGTCGTACCAGTCGCCATAAGTGACGGCTTGTTGATGCTCGTCCTCGTTCTGGACGACGGTCGAGACGGAGCAGGTAGCCCCCTCGGGGAGGTAGTACAGCGTGCGGGGGTAGCTCATTGCGCCACCTCCGCAGCGGCACGTTCGGCGGCAGCGAACGCGGCCTCCTTGGCGTCGAGGATTTCCTCCTGCGACGGCGCGCCGATGTAGCCGAACTCGGCCGGGCTCTCGGCCCACCCGTCCTTGGTGTAGACCTTGAAGGCGCGCTCCTCGGTCACCTGCGTGACGCGGATGCGGCCGGCCTCCAGCTTGTACAGCATCTTGGGGTACGCCTGATGCGTGTACACGGGCTCCTTCTCCATGCGCCCGGTGCGGGAGTCCTTCTTGCCATAGAACACGTGCTTGGGCGGCTCGTAGTCAGCCTCGGCGTTCCCGGTCGGTGGCACGACCAGATCGCTGAAGTCGATGGCGGGCTGCCCCTGCGTGACGATATCTGCGTTGCTCATTTCACTTCTCCTTGAAATACCCCGGGGCGGTAGCCCCGGGGTACGGTTAGCGGTCAGAGCTTACGCGCCGACCTGTTGCGTTGCCTGCTCGGGGTACACGGTCGCCCAGCCGTACAGCACGTCGACACGGTTGCCCACGGTGTCGGAGCTGATGGCCGCCTGACGGAACACCCGGATGCTGAAGCCCTCGTCGGAACGAACCGCGCCCCAGCCGCCGAACATGGCGAGGTCTTGCATCTTGACCACGGCCAGCTCGAACGCGTCCTCGTGCCACGCGATGTTGCGCACGTAGCCAGTGGCTGCGGTTCCATTGACAGTCAGCAGCGCGTTGTCGGCAGGCGCGGCGTTGATGTTCTGGAACGGCCCGGCGCTGATCGGTGCCGGCGAGATGACAGCGGTCAGGTTGCCCGAGGCGTCCGAGGACGCCGCCGACACGCAGCAGAACTGCATGAGCTGGCCGGTGGACTGACGCGTCACGGGGTTCACGCTGAAGACGTTGGCGATGGTGAAGATATCGCCAGCGTTCAGGCGCTGCGCCGCTGCGGCGGTCCAGCCGTCGGTGATCAGCGAGTAGGTGTTGGACCAGCCGCTGGTGAGCGCCTGATTTGCACCGTTGACCGCCGGGGTGCCGCCGAGCGCGCCGACGGTGTGGCGGGCCACGTTCTGCGTCATGGCGATCTTCAGCCCGAGGGTGTTGGTCGCGTCAACGAACACGCCCTCGTTGTACTGGTTGCCGATCTTGGTCTGCGGGTTGAACAGGCCAGAGACAGCGCCGATCTGCGACGCGTTCGACGCGGGGTCGAGCACGTAGTAGCGGTTGCCGTCGCGCGGGGTGCTGAAGTCGTCCAGCTTCTTGCCGATATCGGTCA